TGATCACAAATTCGTTAGCAGATATACAGATGGCGAAGTTGATGATTTTGCAAAATTCATTCAAGCAATGTTTTTGTATTACACAGTTAAATTTAAGTTCGGCCAAGCACCTGCACGCATCATTTATAACGAATGTAAAGTTACAAAAAACCGTGATGGATCGCCACAACTGCAACCGTATTCAATGGAATTCGACAAATCAAGCGATCATGCAACATTCTACAAACTGTATAACGCTGCAACAAACAACCTGAATTTACCAGAATTTCTATTTTTGCCGAATCCGCATGACATGTTTAATGGCCAAATATCATTTGAAGCGTTTAGACAGGGCGTGTCAGGCATCGATGCACCAACTGAAGTGCAGCACAAAACAGAACAGATTGCATATGCAGAAAAGAATTACGTTGCATCTGCACATGATTCAAATGACAACGCATATGGACCTGAGGGCAAAATCAAAGCTAAATTGGCTGAATTCGGTGTGCAAATCAAATCAGAAGATACACATGTTGGACCATCAATCACGCAATACACGTTTAAACCGTCTAAGGGCCAACGTATGTCGAAAATAGCGTCATTGGCTGATGATGTTGCATTAGCACTTGAATCAAAAAGTATACGCATCGATGCGCCAATCTACGGCACATCATTAGTTGGTGTTGAAGTGCCGAATGAAGTTCGCACAACAATTAATTTAAGTGATATTCATTACAAAACTGGCACGATGGAAATTCCTATTGGAATGGACGTTTACGGCACTGTTCACTATAAAGATTTGTCTGAAATGCCACACCTGTTAATTGCCGGTGCAACTGGATCAGGAAAATCAGTGATGTTGAACGTAATATTGAAAGCATTGTCTGCACAAAATACAGCTAAAGAATTAGAATTAGTGTTGATCGATCCAAAGCAAGTTGAATTGGCATCATTTGAAGATTTGCCACACTTAATGAAACCAATCATCACAAAAATTGATGTTGCATGTAATGTGCTTGATGAAATGGTTGAAGAAATGGAAAAACGATATACACAATTGCGCCGCAGAAATTGCCGAACTATTGATGAATACAATGCAAAGCGTGGTGATCCAATGTCTAAAATTGTGATTGTTGTTGATGAGTTCGCTGATTTGATGATGTCTGATATATCGCCAAGTGCTGCAAGCATGGACGTGAAAGCATTTAATTATAATCTGATGAATCATATCAGAATGGGCAACGGCAAATTGACTCAAAAAGCGACTAAAAATGCATTGAAACAAACGATTGAAGAAACATCACCGCCAAGTGCAGAAAATTCAATTGTTCGCATTGCTCAAAAAGCTCGTGCAGTTGGAATGCACTTGATCATTGCAACGCAGCGCCCAAGTGCTGATGTTGTAACTGGATTGATCAAAGCCAATGTGCCCACAAAGATTGCATTCATGGCAACGAGTGGTGTGAACAGCAAAATAATTCTTGATGAAACTGGTGCTGAAAAACTGACTGGAAAAGGCGACATGTTGTATCTTGATCCATCTGCAAGCAGCTTAAAACGATTGCAGGGCTTGTATGCCTGACGTTAACGAAATACGCGAGCTACAGAACACGATCATTGAACAGAGGCGTGTGCGTGATGGATCAATCATTGTACTGGTCTTGCATTTGACAGTGATTGCCATTGCGTATAATAATCAATGGAGTTTCGTTGCAATATTATTTGCAGCATTCGCAATCGTCCAAGCATACACACTTTATGATGCAGTATGGACGATTGCAGAAACTAGGAATCAATTAAAAGAAGCGAGAAAACATGACTGAATTAACACCTGCTGAAAAACGTCAACAGACTATGATCAAGAAATATGGAGCCGATTGGCGTGAAAAAATCGGTAAAAAAGCCGCCAAAACATACAAAGAACGGTTTACTGTTGATCAGCGCAAAGCGATTGCCAGCAATGCCGGTAAAAAAGGCGGTCCACTATCGCCAACCAAATTCAAGCCAGGCGATGAACGTGCTGTACGCTATGGCAAACTGAGCAAAAAGCACGCTGAATCTGTTTCGGAATCAACCGAATAATTAATTAAACACGGGGGTACTATGTTTATTACATCAAATAAATTTAACAAAGAAACTGCAAAGTTACGCAGTGAAATTGGCGAATTACGGCTTATATTAAAAGCTGCAATTGGCGAAAAACAATATATAAAAGCTACAAAAAATGTAGATGCAACAATTGATGGCGGTGGGTTATCAGGCATGAATTTGGAATATGAAGAACTTTCAAATCCATTGCTTGATGAAAATAAACTACCACCACGATCTGAATACAACGATAGATTAGATGTCGCAATCAAACTGTTCATGGAAAATCACCCTGTTTCAGAGGTTGCAACAAAACTTTCAGTTGCTCGCAAAACTGCACGCAGATATTTGCGGATTGCGATAGAAAAGCGAAAAGTAAAAAAAGGAGATTACGACAAGTTAAACAAATAAAAATCATGTGAGGTGATGTGATCGGTGGCATTCGCCATCGACCATCACAACATAGTATAAACTGAGGGTATATGAAAATAACAAAAAAAAGTTCATGGAAAGACAGCAAACCTTGCAAATTATGTGGCACGCCAGGTCATACAAAAACATTTTGTTTCATGAACAAAAAAACACCGATTAAACAATCAACTAAGCCATTGAAACGTACGCCAATTAAAGCGCGTGGTAAAAAAGCATCTAAATGGTCAATTGCTCGCAAGCATTATCTAAAACATAATCCAGCCGACAAAGATGGCAATCGAATATGTGGCATTTGCAAAAAGCCAGTGCATGAATCAGAAATAACGATTGATCACATTTTGCCACGCACACGCAGACCAGATTTGATTTTTACACAATCCAACTTGCAACCGGCACACGCAAAATGCAACGAATCCAAAGCATCCACTGTTGATGATGAATTTGATTCATATGGCAAAGTGCAGCGTCGCAGACAAACAGAAGCATGGTTATTCGTCATGAACACGCCTGATCTCAATGATCGCCGTGAAAACGTCTCAGGATTGATTGCAAATGCAACTGATGAAACGATATTGCGTGATCTGCACACTGAATTAGAATTTATTGATAAACTGTTGAAAGAACGTTTGCAGTAACGGAACACATTTGATATATTAAATATAGGAGAAAACCACGCATGACTAAAATCACAGAGTTCACAGACGATCAACTAATCACAGAATTAGAAAATCGTGGACGTGTTAATAAATATCATGAAGCAGAAATTAGATTGGCAGATTTCAGCATGAAGCACACGATGCGTTGCCAGCCGAATTTGTTTGAATGCAACATACACCAATGGTTGCAAGATGAATTTTTAGGCAACAATGGTTTTGCACCTGTTGAAGATGGTCATTATTCAGTTAGAGAAATCAAAGGCGAATTTAAACTAAAGAAATTAAAAAGGTAAATCATGGATCAAGATACAATCGAATCAATGACAGTTGAGCAACTAGAACAGAATGCGATGGCCTACAAGCGATCACGCAACGAGAAATTGAATGAAGCTCAAGAAGCACAATCAGAAGCCAGTGCAATATCTGTGAAAATAGATGCAATTATGTCAGAAATTGGCAAGCGTAATTATTCAGACATGATCGGTAAATTTGAACTTCGCCGTGAACATGTAAAATTATTGCAAAAAGGCAGCATTGAAGCTGTTAGCGAAATGACCGATCTTGAAATCGCATCAGTTATTGATTGGAACTATGATGATAATGGCTTGTCGCAAGCACAGGAACGCAACATTGCACGTTTGATTAGTGAACTACCATATGCACAAGATTTCATAAATCGAACGGCTGATGGGCTCGTAGACATGAATAAATCAATTGATGGTGGTCAATCTGATGAATCTAACGATTAAAAGTGCCAATGAACTGCTTGGTTTGCCGCGACAAAATAAAATGACAATGTACGTTTTTGCATTTGATGTCGATGGCACATTGATCACAAATGATGATCCGAAGCGTCAAAATGGTGTTGTATCAAGCAATGAAACAGAACATGTAGACATCGTTTATCTGCTTAAAATACTAAGCAAATGTTTCAAGAATATTACGATCGTTGTTTGGTCTGGCGGTGGTGAACAATATGCACGCACGATCGGTTGCCGGCTCGGCATTGATCAATACGTTGATAAATTCATGTCTAAGATTGATTACAAGCTATTGTGCGACAAATACAACGTGATTGCGATTGACGATATTCAAGATACTGCACTTGGCAACGTAGCGAATTTGATCGTGAAGATGAAATGAAAATGCACAAGCGTCAACATGGCAACATTAGACGAATGAACGGCACTTATAGAACCATGTGCAACCTGTACACATATTCAGGAGTGCCGACAACTGAATTGACATCAGAAACAACATGTTTGAACTGTTTAAAAAGAATTGAAGGCAAATAAAATGACAATTTCAGTAGATACAAGCATAGTCAGTTACGCATTAGAAGTTGCACTAAAATCAGGCGATTCAGAAAAGATCAATTACATTTGCAACCGTATCGGCGAATCAGTGCCAATGATGCAGCGTGTTTTGTGCCAAACTTTAATAGATGATCTTGATGATTATTTTGAAAATCATGAACCGACATATTTGAAATTGTCGCCACTTCGCAGACTTGAAGAAATATTAAAAATTCAACGCAAGGAATTTAAATCATGAGCGACGAATGGCAAAAAGCAATTGATGCATTGACTGATTTAACATCATTCATTAATTATTGCATTGAAACCAATGAATCTGAATGGGCTGTTGATGTGGTTCGAACAAAAGGCAATAAGCAAAACTGTTTATTTGGTCATTTGGTTAACTGGCATCATGGGAACAACTATCAAGGCAAATGCACTGAAATTTGGGATTCATTTGAAGAAATGTGGTCAAGCACGTTTTATGTTTACGATGTTAATGATGGAAAGAATGAAAAATATCAACAGGCAACACCAAAAGAACGCTGCATCGCTTATTTAAAAGATTTGTGGCTTGGACTTGAAATGCCAATTTGGAAATATTACGAGATTCAAACAGAACGAGCTCGTGCAGAAATGGCGGCTGAAAAATGAATGATCATCAATCAATTATTTCAGATGATAAAATTAGAACCGGTGAACTTACTCATAAAGCATGGACTCATTTTGGCCAAGGTTATATCAAATTAACGCAGGTTCGCGCTGCAACTGGTTGGCATGATCCCAATACAGCTGATTTAATGGTTCTTGGTGATTGGCCATCAACAGGTGGCGGATTATCTGGCATTGAAGTAAAAATATCACGAGCTGATTGGTTGAATGAAATAAAAAATCCGCGAAAAAATGACGGTGTTAAAAGATTTTGCAGATATTGGTGGCTAGTAATATCTGATGCATCAATGGTCAAAGACGATGAATTACCTGATGATTGGGGCATGATGGTTTGGAATGGACCAGGTAAAAAACTGAAAGTTATTAAGCAAGCACCTGAAATGACGCCTGAACCAATGGATCCATTGTTTGTTGCAAGTTTGTTGCGGCACAATGAAAAAGAACAGATACCGATTGATATTCACAATGACAAATTAAAAGATGCAAAATTTGAAGCTCATGATCTCGCAAAAAAGAAATCCGATGATTTATATAAGTTCGCATCGGCTTTAAGTGCGAATTTTGGGGTTCAAATCAAACAAGTTAAAGAATCAAATTACAACAAGCCAAAAGCACCAAGAGAATACGTGAAATGGATTGCAGAAATGAAAAACACTTGGATTGGATCAATGGACGTTGAAACTCTCATACGTCGTTTTGAACTAGTGAATCAATATGAATCAATGATCAGCCATGTAAAATATGCGAATGATAAACTACCGAATATATTGCGTGAAATGCCGAAAGAAGATAGTTCTGCTAAGATTTGGCTCGAATGGGCTCAAAAAGATGTTAATAAAATTTTGAAAGGTGATATAAATGCCGAAAATTAGAATATGCAAAATATGCAGATCAGCACACCCGAAAGAAGTGAGTTGCAACGATGCTTGATTACAAATTCATTGACAAAAAATATAGCATAATGAGCTATTGGAAACAACGTGAACCGAGTTTTTTCAAGCGACTATTTAAAACAATCAATATGAATGATTATCATTTGTGGGCATTGATCATGATGCGTGAAGATTTTGGCGACAAGTTTGAAACACATATTGAACCGGCAATACAAGCTGAATTGGACGCCAGAACATGAATTTGCCAATGTCATTGCGTACTGCAGGTTGTGAAATGAACTATCAGCACGCAAAAGACGAAGGATTAACACAACCACTAGAACTAACTGATGCATTGAAAATATTTAAGCATTGGCGAATTATTGAAAACGATTTTTGTTATTGCGTTGGTTATGAGCGATCACACATGTTGATCATAAAGCGTGGCGGTTGTGCAGACTATTTCGATTTAAATGCTGATGAAAAAGCTGAATTTGATCAATTGAAACGTGATCACATATATGACAATTACGACCAGATAATTGAAAATTGCCCACATAGACGATCTGTGCCACGCATTTTTCACTATCATTTAATTAATTTTTACAAAACAAGAGGAGAAATGAAATTATGAGCGAATTTATTGACGTTGAATGGTACGATGCCGGCACATCAGGATTGCCAGGCCAAAACATTGGCATCGTGCTTGTTTACAATGAGCATCAAGGGTTCAAATGCTACATGGGCATCGGTAACGGTGTCTCTGAAAGCGACGACATGGAAAATATACACAAGCTAGGCACAAAGATTGATCACAAGTTAGCAAGCACGGTCTGGGGTAGTCGTATGGCCGCTGAATGGATCACACGGCATTTAGCTGATCTTGATAATTCAAAATATTTGTATGATGGGAAACAATATGCGCGTAATCGCAGCAGCAATTAAATTCAATGGCGTTGTGTTCACTGGTGATCGTCATGGCCACATAATCAAATACATGGTACAAATTGGCGTGCTCAAAGACATGAAACGCGATAAAATATTAGACAAACATCAAGGATTCATTGATGAAAAAGGCGAATTCTGGGACCGTGATGAAAGTCGCAGAATCGCAATCGTTGCACAGCAAGTTTGGCACGATCATGGTGTGTTATATTCAGAAGATTTATGGTAAATAACGAAAGGCAACCACATGCGTAAGTATCAAAAAAGAGAAGTCGAAAAATTGCGTAATTTGTATCAATCGAATCATCCATTAAAGTGGGTTTATTCAGCTAATTTGCTTGGCATATCAAGACCAATGACTGATCGTGAACGCAGAATATTCTTTAAACGATTCAAAGATATATGGAAAAATGTTGCATCAGGTGTTGGAAAAATGTTTAATTCTTTTGCTAAAATTATGGCAAATGTAGCTGGATCAATCGCACAAATTGCAACTGCATATAAATTTGATCCTGATAAATTTCAGTCATTGCCTCTTGCAAACCGTGCATTGCTGCAAAACATGAGTGTTGGAATTGATACGGCAAAACTCGGTGCAGATCAATCATTGTTAGCGATTCATGGAAAAACAGCTGATACGATCATCATTGATGATTTTATGGAAACAGAATGAAACGCGAAGCATTTATATTGCTGATTGATTCGATCCAAGTGCAAATGCAAATCGATGATAAAACTGGTGATTCAATTCATTCAATTGGTGATGGCGAAATTAACAACAACAGCTTTGTATTCACAACTAAACTCAATCAATGGGCGCTAGAAGCATTGAAACTTGAATTTAACGACAAATTCAACAATATTTCATGGTTTGTGTATGAAACTGATTTTGGAAAAAAGTGCAAAGAACTGCATATTGTTGAAAATAATGGCAAAAAGTTGGAATTAAAAGACTCTGGCGATCTTTATGATTGGTTAATTAAGTGCCAATAATCACGCATCATGATGGCAAAACAACTCGTGTGCCGTATGAAAAAGCCGTCAGCATTAAGCAATTTTTAGATGATCCAATGAAACTTGCTGAAATTGAAAATGTTGAAGAACGTGAGAAAAAACGCAAATATATGCAATCGATCCAAGATATTTCATTTGCAGATATAAGCAAACCGATCAGAAAAACATATAAACCAAAGTTGAATAATCAAGATGTGCAGCGTGTTATCAATGACAAATCATTGCGCGGCAAAGATAAATTCTATGCAATTGGGCGTGCAATGGGCATCTACAGCGATGAAAAGGCTATTGACAAAACGGAACAGCTTTGATAGTATGTAATCACGCTAAGCAAAACAAATAGCGAAATAAAAATAAATCAAAGGAGCCTAAAATGGCAAAAACCACGCAAAAAACTGGCAATAAGTCGGTTAAAAAAATAAACAATATCAAAGAATCGCAAGCATTAAAATGGATTAACCTTGCATTCAATACTTCATTCACAGTTGGCAAAATTGTCGGTTGTGGCGGTTCATCAACATACTTAATCGCAACAGGGTTGCAACAGATGAATGTTGTCATGCTCGCATTAGGTGCTGTTCTCGGTGCATATGGTATTGTAGTTCTTGTATCAACTTCATACGCTGCAACAAATGCAAACGTATAATTGATCGAAAGGATTTTAACAAATGAAACGATTAGCAATCATAGTTGCTTCAATGATCATATTCTCATTGTCATATGCAACGCTAGACACGCAATTTAATCTAAACAAAAAATTCGCACAAACGCCGCAACCTGAATTAATGACTGAAACGGTATCTGAACCAGTAATTGAAAAAACAATCGAACAACCAAAGCCAAAACAATGGCCTGAATTAAGCATCTCTGAAAAAATAAAGCAGAATCCAAATAAATGTGATCTCACTAAACAGCAAATTTGGGCTTCTGACGGCTCTTGTCATGATTTACCTACACAAACATCACCTGCAACTAAAAACGTCGCACAGGCATCGTCTGGTGGCTCAGGATCGGGCAGTTGTGCTGCTGAAATAGCAAAATACAATTGGCCACAAAATATTGCTAATGCAGTTATGCTTGCAGAATCAAGCGGAAATGCCGGCATAGTAAATGATAATCCTGCAACTGGCGATTATTCAATCGGTTGTTTTCAGGTCAATATCAAAGGATCAAACGCACGAACGCGTCCATCAGAGGCACAACTGAAAAACGCTGCAATCAATGTTGAATGGTCATACAATCATTATGTTGCATTGGGCAGAACATTTGGCACATCTGGCGGTTGGGGTGCATATACTGCAGGTCATTATTTGAAATATCTTTAAATTTCATATGGTGATTTGTCAGGAAATGATGCGCGTATAAATTCGCCAATAGGTTCATATTTAAACGATGGATCATTAGTCGATAAATATGTTTCGTCAAACTCTGATCGATCAGTAACAATTTTAATGTCTTTTGAGAATGTGCCGCCAACTTCATAAATATTGCCGTAAACAGTACGCATTAAAATAATCTGATCATTGTCTATTTGTTTTTGAAACATCTCATTTAATTGAATTCGCTTGTGCTTATTCAATATCATCGGAGTGTGCAGCAGATAGCCAACAGGGTGTTCAATGCCAAATTTATTGACCAAATATGAGTGAGTTGCACGCATTGCGACTTCATAATGAATGTTCAAACCGATTGCAGATCGCACATCAATGCATGTTTTTAGATCACCATCATGAAAATACTCTACTGATTCAACTGGCTTCATGATGAAAAAATCGTCATTCATTGAAATAAATTCATCGCTTAAACTTTTGTAATTGCACGCTTTCATTAAATTACGCTCGGCATTCTGCATGTTTGTTTCAAGTGGTAATCGTTTAACAGGCAAATGAATGCAGCCTTTCAGCCAATCAGGTTTTGCACCGGCAATTATCACGTTTCTATGTGGTGCATTTTTCAGTGATCGCAGCGAATAACGCAATTCTTCATATTGTGATTTGTCTTTCAAAATATATACAACATCTGGTGCATGGTTCATATTTTTATTATAACAAACAAAAAACCCGCATATCTGCGGGGTTCAAGTGGCTAGCTGTTATTCATGTATCGCTAGGAATGCATGTGTCAAAATTTTACGCTTTGTTTTTGTTTCAATCTTTTTGTTTTTATCTTGATTGATATATACATATTATCACATCATTGTGTATTTGTCAATAGTATTATTCATTATAACTGATTAAACCATCACGCAAATATGGCAATTGCAGCGTAATTGCTTCAATAGTGATCAATCCTGATTGAATTTCAATGTCATGAGCTCGTGGGTGCCGTATGGCTTGATCAATGGCGAATCTGACGTTATCAACGGCCTGTAATGGGTTCGTATGTCTTTTGTATAAATGATTCGCTGCACGAGCTATATAAATATCTAATGGCGGCACACCTGGCAAATCTTTATGAAGTGCGTTGTGAACATCAAGATCGAGCAATGCGATCATTCCAACTGATCGTCTTAATTTTGCATTGTCTTTGTTGGCATTCCAATAGTCTTTGTAGTGAAGTATGTGATGCAGATTTTCAGATTTATTGCTCATTGCTCTGTGAACATGTTGGGCAAATCTTTTCCCACGTTTCAACTAACGTATACCCTGCCCAAACCCACAAACCAACATACATCATAATCGCACCAATGATGATGCCGATTATGAAGTTTCGCATATTAAAATTGCTCTTTGTTATTTACTTTTGGTGCAGGTGCAGTTATTTGTTGAATTGCCTTTTTAACGAGCTCATATGTCTGTGTAGATACGAATAATGTTGCTACTGCAAACACTACATAGCCAACAACTGATGTCAGCAATACTGATCCAAGCAAGAATATTGATGCAGCAGAAACGACTAATGATAGAACAACAGCTAATGGTACAGGATATTTTTTACCAATCGCGGCAAATACTTTCCATTTAAGAAGTTGTGTCAATGCAGTTGTGATGAAACCGCTTGCAACTGCAGCACTCGCGACTGTAAAAACTTGTTGAACAACGTCTGCTATTTGTGTTGATTGTATTGGGTCCATGATTTCTCCTAAACGGTTATTTTAAAGAATGCTAATATAGCTTTTAATGCTTTGACGATCCAATTAATATTATCGTCTGTTGATGGATTGCCTGGTGTATCTTCTGGCACTGATTTTGGATCAACTGACAAATCATCTGAATCAATGCCATTTGCAAACATGGCGTATTCGCCACCTTTGGTTTTTGTGAATGCGAATTTAGTCAATCGGTATGTGTTTTCAAAAATATCTACTTGAGCAACAATGTCTTTCACAATATCACCTGCTTGAAACCAAACCTCTTTATTGGTTTTTGGATCCAAATACGGGTGGCCATTCTCAAGATCGATCAGCGGCGTTGACCTAAGCACATACATTGGCCGTGATGGTTCTTCTTGCATGTCATACACCCAATCAGGCATTTCACGCACTGGCGGCTTATCTGGGACGACTGGCGGTGTTTTTTCAGCTAATGAACTTGATACAAAGCCATGTTCAATATTTTTGCTGATTGAATATGCTGTGCGATAGAATTTTTTGCCGTTGCTGTAATGTCGCAACTCAGCGATTGATTCAATAACTTCGCCTGATGTGAAATCAATTTTACCTGGTTGCTTTGATCGTTCGCCGCTTGGAATTTTCACCAATTGCGTATTGCCAAGCACTGAGAATTCTTTGCCGGTTATTTTATCAACTTTGACAAGCGTAATCGGTGGCGGTGGTGCAACATATTTTGTTGTATCAACTTCGCCTTTAAGCAAACCTGATGCAGCGCCAGAATCAACACTTGATTTTGTAATGTAATAAGTTTTTCCATCAATTGTTGTAGTTGCACCAATATCAAATCTTTGATTGATTCCCCATCGTCTTGTGTCATGATTATTGCCAAGATCAGCAATGTTATAAATTCGCACTCCATCTTTTTGTGCATAGACATATGGCGGTGCATTTTTGGTTGTGAAATTTTTTTGCCATTGAGCTTGTGCAGGTGGCGGTGTTGGCTTGTTGTATTTCGCAATTATTGCAGTTGCTTTATTCCAAATGCGTTGTGCAGGTAGATCACCAAAACAAACAGTGCCAGGATTGATTTCTCGGTGTGCTTTAAAGTGTGTTACAAATCCCTGATCACGCAACCACGCAATCAATGCAGCAGCATTGTTTTGCATTCCCTCTGTGTATGGACCGTATTTGCCGCCAATATATTGCCAACCACCCTCATGCTCAATTGTGATTGTTCGAAGATTAGAAGCCCAAACACCATCAGTCCATGCAGTATCATCTATGCTAACCATTTGAGTGATATCACGATCACCAACAACAAAATGTGCTGATCCATTTCTGCTTGGATTTTGAAACACTGCAATCGCTGAATCTTCTGATCCAACAATGTGATGCTTCGTCAATTGACCGTTACGACGTCCATTCGGCCTACCTTTTGTAAAGTTGGTCGGGTGTGCGCCTTTCCAGACTATTCGTGGTTTTGGTACTTTGCCCATGTGATTTATATCTTTCGATTAATATTCCTACTACAAGTTTATCATAATGTCAGGAATAGCGAAGTTCACAGTTTTTTGTACATCTATTTGTTCTATTTGTTCAACGAATGTTTGGCTGAATCTAATTGTGCAATTGCCTTTCATTGATCCGCCAATTGATAATATAGGTGATAAAACACGATCACGCTTTCCGATTGGTGATCCAGTTAACGGTATTGGTTCAGCATCAACTTGATGAAATCCTGAAATTGAGCATGTCATTGTTCGTATCAATGACGATGGTGCAGCAGTGAATCTTTCAAATGTAAAATAACCCTGCACAACATCATCAGTTTTGTATGATTCTTTTTCAGCAACAGATTCAGTCATTATGACTGGCTGATATGCATTTATTCTTTGTTGAATAGCTATATCATTTTGCCGGTTACGCTCTGTATTTACTATGACGAAAATCACACCAAGTCCAATGAATACGGCAATCAGCATCAATATTTTATTTTCTAAGGTTAGTTTTTTAATCATTCTTTACTACCTTCAAATGCGACTATAAGAAAAATCCATGCGTAATAAAATGCCAATGCAGCAAAAGTGAAAATCAATGTTATTTCTCGATCACGAATTTGATCAGCAACTATTGCAATCACACCGACTGCAAGCGTTGCAATCAAAGAGTTATAAAACAAACCTATTAGCGGTGTGCCAACCATGTAATTTTGTTTGACACGCGAATAAATGATTGTGCCGTAATACAAAAACGCACCGAAGAAAATGGCAACTGACGTCCAAAGTAAAATTATTTCTTTCAGATTTATATCAACAGGTATTATCAAAAACAAAACGTAAACTGCTGTTAAGTAGCCAATTCGTTTTGTAACTTTGTTGAAGATTAGTTCTCTTAAAAACTTTTTAACCACGCTTGATTCCTTTGTTGGGATTGATGTTGAATCCATCATTTTGTAATATTTCAGACGTGATTCTGCTGATTTCTTTTGAATTTTTTTCAATTTTCTGATCAGCGTTCTTGTAATTAGTGGTATGTTTTTTGTCAAACATTTTAACCATAGTTACTACTATAAGTATACCAGTGATTAGTGTAATTATAAACGGCATCATTTTGAACGCTCCCGATAATCTTCACGCACTTTTTCAAGTACATCTTTTACGTTATCTAATGTTGAATATAATTTTTCGCCAGTTTTGTCTTTGTCGTCTATACGATCATTCTGAGCCTTTAAAAGCAATCTAAGCAAATAACCACATGCAAACACTAAAACAATGATCAATGCACCCAAAACGCCAGATTCAGCCAATTTTTGCACTGATGATTCAGGGCTGACAGATTGTGCAAACAATATTGGGTTCATAGACTATAGCATACTAGATTTGATGCATTTTGTCTGTAATTGATCGTACAATTTATTATAAATATGAACTTACTGCTTCAATAATTGAATTTTGTCTTAGATCTATTTCTGTCATTGTTGATCCTTTGCCGATAACTCTAAAAGATTTATCAGAAGTTAAATCAACATTTTCTTCAAAAGTGTAAAAATAATGATCTGCAGCACCGCCGCCAGATGTCATTCTTACTCTTGCTTCTGCACTGTCAATTGATGCCGTTGTGGAGCTATCAGATAATGCTAGATTGCCATCTGCTGTTGTTCCAGACCATTTCCACTCAATAGTAAAAGCTGCTTTAACTTTCCATGAGCCTTTTCCTAAAGTCAACAATGAAGAACTTAAAGATTGATAGTTTGACAATCCACTGGTTTTATCTTCACCGCCTGGATAGATTTTTCTTATTCTCCAATTTAGTGGACTAATTTTAAATCCAAATGGCACTTTTAATGAGCTGTAGTAAATGCTTGAGATAGCTTGATTTACAAGCGTTGCGCCTGATTCAAAAAACAAGGTTAGTGTTGTAGCAGATACAGCATGAATTAATGCATGTTTGATACCGCCTGTAACCTGAGTTATTTCAATACGCATTCCAGGCGTGTATTTCAATGTTGCATCACTTGGCACCGTTATCACGCCAATGCGTGTTGCAGCAGTCCATGAGCTGAATGACCATGACTCGCCTGATGCAGTCCAGCCCATTTTTGGCAAACCAAGAAGTTCGCCAACTTTTATGCGTTTCGTTTCACTTGCAGAAAAATCATCAATTATTAGATCATCATCAGCAGCAACTTCAGCTGCAAACATTTCATCTAAATCGGGTATTGGTCGAGCCATATCTGTTTATACTCCTTGAGTCCATATATTCATATTATTAGTTTATCACAATTATGCCGGTGCGCTCGGATTGTTCTCAATTTCAATTCTAGTCAAGTTGCGTTTGATATCTTCAATGCGTTTGCTTGTTTTTGGTGGCTGTGTTCCAAGCTGAATAACGAATCGATCATGACGAACTGCAACGCTCATCATTTGCACGACTATTGAATCAATAATATTTTGGAATCCAACGAATCCAGCAATTTGACCAGGTTCGGCAAATTTAGGGTGTTCTGATCGCAAAACTTCTAATGTGCCAATCCATATTGGTTGACTTCTGCGATTCGCTTCTGATTCCATCAATATTTGTGCAGTGTCATCATCTGTAACACGCACATCAGATAATTTGGCCAATCCTTTTCGCCATTGTGATTGACTTGTAACGTCAATATAACGTTTAAGCAATGCAGGATCACCACCGCCAGTAAAGTAAACTTCATTTAATATATTTTCAATGTTTTTATTTATTTTCAGAGAAATGATGTCTTTTCTGAGTGTGAACCAATGATCAACTTCTTCTGATCGTGGCTTTAGATTGTAAATTAATTGACCTGGATCAACATAGTAATACCAGTCAGATGGTGCTAGTTTCAAAACATAATCGCCTGCTTCTTTGAGCGTGTTCACGTTGAATGGTGCGCTAACAATCGTTTCAGTGTCAATGATGCTGCCATTTGCATATGTGATTATTCCGCCGTTCAAAACATTAAAATCAAGAATTTTCTTTTGAATGTCTGACGGTGCAATTGATAATTCATTCACACGAGTTTCGCCACCTTCTTCCCATAATTGAAATGCAACATCTGTACCGGCTGATTTCCATGATGAATCGTAATAATACCCAAGATGATTTGCTATATCATTGCCACCATAAATTGCTGCAGGGTGTGATTGTGAACCTGTTTGTTTGATGAATTCTGATGTCAAAACAGCATTGTAATCGGTTGCATTAGTCAATGACAATGCTTGTGCAAATGCATATGATAAATCTATGATTCCACTTGCATTTATTGTTGCTGTTGCTGATCCAATAAATGTACCAGAACCAATTGTTGCACCGCTACGAATTGTAATCGTGATGATATTGTCGCGCCAACCAGATGTTTTGATTGTCATTCTTTTTAGTTTGAATGTTGATGGTGCTCTAAATGTGAATCCTGCGTATTCTGAATCGCCAGGGTATTTGAAAAAGCCACCAAATTGAATGAATGTGTATGGCTCCTTTAATGTGATGTTATCAAGTTCTAACATATCTTCTGTTTTGTATATCTCATTGTTCAATTCATCGCTCAAATGCAGCAGTTTAACAGCCGTTGTGCTGATGTTTGAATCATAAACGAATCCATAATCACTAACATAGCCGTGATAGTACATGCGACCTCGTGGGTAGCCATCAGGCACTTCTATCGCTTCGCCTTGAGACGTCAACAAATCTTCTCCGTTTCTGAGTGTCAGTGTTTTCCAACCGCCATAAAATTCTTTGACTTTGATCGTGTGATCAACTTCTAAATCTGTACCGGCACCAATATCATATGATGTTTCATCGCCTGCCAAAATTGTTTCATTATTCTGAGTAGTAACTAAAACTTCGCCGCCATAACCAGTCAATTCAATTTCTTCGTATTCAGGTTCAACACTATCTAAATTTCTTGCAAGATCAACTGTTAATTGACCAGGCAATTGATTTACTGCATTCAAAATGCTCGGCACACTGATCACATCACGCCATTGACCGCGAATCTGATTTTTTTCATAAGACAAATATTGATAATGTTTTGCTTGGCTAATTTCAGGCTGTTCAACTTCATTGAATTGAATATAGCCTCTGCTTTTTGATTTGCCGTTTAAAACTGGATCGTATGAATAATGCACGCGCATCAACACATAATGAATTCGTGTATCATTCAAACCACCACCAACATTTTGCAATGCAGCCATATACTTGACTTCAATTCCTGTAATGGTTGCATTTAATGGAATATTAAAATCAAATCCAGTAACGGTTAGATAATTTGATTGGCTGACAAGTGTTCCACCACTATTATGACGGCAAAAATTCATTGCAATTCCGAATGTGCTGCGTCTGACTTGCCTTGCAGTTAAATCAGCAACGCCAAATAATTCAGAATCATCGCCGATTGTTTCAAAGTCTGTTGGATCAGATGAAATTGTACCAACTGATACATCATCAGCTGTATTTGTGCCGACTATTTCGCCATCAACAATCAGTTTTGCTGTGTGATTGCGTAAACTGTCGCCTGCGTTGCTGATGAATGCAAAACGCATGTATGAGCCCAAATCCCAATATGGAAATCCATCGCCTGCGTATTGAACAGCATTATCAATTAGAACATTTTGCGGATCAGTTAATTCAATCGTGCCAATAGACGAATCATTGGCGGCTGCGGTTCCAAGTTGCCATTCAGTGTAACTGTTCATGATTACGACTCATGAAGAATTAAATTGCCGGCATCTACAGAAAAATCTTCGCCTGACGGCACTGTAATCGGCACTTCAAATGGAAAATACTCAAGCAAATTGCCGTTTGATGATGCATCGAAATAACCCCAATATTTAACAACGCATGATGGCATAGATGTGAATTCAATCAATGCTGACGTTGCAATTGTGCCGTCTGTGGCTGATTCCCAAGCCGCCTGATCTCTTGCATATGATCCGCCGTCCACTTCATCGTTTTGATCGCCATCGACTGTTGGATCGCCTGTAAATAGCCCAATAAACGTGTTTGATGGCTTTGTGTACGTTGTTTTGCCTGTTTTGTGCTCAAGCAATTTGTTTCTGAGATAATTTGTTTTCATATTATAACCACCTTTTATTGTAACTGATGTTCAAATCAACATCGAATGATGCTGCGTCTGTGAAGTTAAATCTGAATGTATTTGTTTTATAAAGCAACGGCAATCGCCCTGAGTAGTCAACACGACGTCCATTCACATAAACACGCTGCTTTTTTGAATCTATAACCATTGATTCGCCTGCTGACCATGCACGAGTTATTTGAATATTGTATGTTTTTGAACCTTGTGCAATCGTCATTGATAATGTTCGATCAGCTTCATCATCATCAATTCCATTCACAGTCATTGATATTTTCGGCAATGCATATATATTTCCACCTGTTTCAATGACTTCATAAATTTCATCAGTTACATTGCTATCATAGAATGTTGATAATGCAACGCTTTGACCAAATGGATCAGTTGCCCGATAGACAATGTTCACAAGCACAAAACCTGATTCTTTGAAATCAAAAATTATATTTTCATAGGTGCCATAATATTGACGCTGTTCATCACTTTGTTCAAATTCAAGTCTTGTAACGACATCAGATTCAAACGCTGATAGCAATGCATCACGCCCTTTTTCATATTCTGCACGGCTTGATGCGTAAAAATGACCTCTGATTGTGATTCTTTTATTTGCATATGTTGAACTGTCAAATTTTTCGCCGTCTGCAAGTGCTAATCGAACAGCATTAATAACACGATCAGGAATCGCATCAGGTCGCACGGTATCAAATTCAAAATTCGGTATTTCACGCAAATCAAGATTATCGATTAGTGGTATTCTACTCATTATATTGCCATGCCTCTTTCCGCTAACTCGCCATCGCGGATCATTCCCATTTCAGTTAGGAATCGATCACCGTCTGCATCATTAGCTATGTTTATGTTACCAAACATCTGCATACTTGATGAATTTCCTGCACCATTTGAGCTGTTTGTACCGACACGGCTATAATCTGCACCAACTGAAACATTTGGATTGAATGCATCTGTGATGTTGCGTGATGCGTTGAACATTGATTGCTGAATCGCACGTTGTTTCTTTTCAATTCCAATAATTGCACCTTCCATAATGTTCATACCGTAACCGGCAAAAACTTTTGATGGCGAGCTGATTCCAAGTGCTTTTTTGAATGGCCCTTGAATCCAACCAGGTATTTTGTCTAAGAAGAATGAACCAATCGTTGACAATAGCGATCCTGCACCATCTAACAAGCCCTGAATCATGTTTTTGCCGTAGTTGTACAGCATTGAACCGCCGTTGCCTAATGCACCGAGAATCTTGCCAGGTATGCCACGCACGAATGAAACAGCTTCACTAAATTTATTTACAATAGCATTTTTGACATTGCTGAATATTCCGCTGATTGATGATCCAATACCGCCAAAAAATCCTGTTATTGAGTTCCAAATGCCTTTGACGAAATTCAACGCGGCACTAAATGCATTCATGATGCTATCTCTATTTTTATATATTGCAAGAACAGCAAGCCCAACAGGTCCAGTCAATATTGCCAATAATAACGGCCAGTTTGATTTAATCCATTCAAATGCGAATGTTGCAGCAGCTTGGACTTTTTCAAATGCACCAGTAACAATATTTCTAAACGTCTCTGAGTTTTGCCATAATGCAATGAATCCTGCGACTAATAACACGATCAATCCGATGATTATTCCGATTGGGTTTGCATTCAATGCGACGTTCAACAACCATTGTGCAGCAGTCCATGCAAGAGTAGCAGCACGAACAGTAATCATAATTGCGTTCATTGCAACAATTCTCAGTCCAGCAATAAGCCATGCATAACCTGATGCAGCTGCTTGTGCCGCCATTGTCGCACCTGCTGCAATCGCTTTTGCGATCATTAAACCAAATTGCACGAGCCAAGTTGCAGCAGCGGTTGCACCATTTGCAGCCCAAATTGCACCTGATTTAATCGCTTGAGCAGTGTTCACAACGCCAGTTTTTATTGCTGATGCAGCCATTGTTGCATGTGCAGCGATCCAACCAGGTGCAGCGATTGCAGCATTTTTCAACCAAATAGCACCGCTTCTAACTGCTTCAATAGTGTTTACGGCACCAGTTTTTATTGCTTGTGCAGTCATTATGATTCCGTTTTTAACAGCCGATGCACCTGCTTGTGCGTTCGATGTGATCCATGCAGCAGCAGATTTTGCACCATTCACAACTGCTGATGCAGCTATTTTTGCCCAAGATATAACGGCTTCTGTTGCAATTTTTAGCATTAATGGACCGAATATCACGCCAAGAACAATTGCAGTGTTTTTAATCCATTCACGATAATCAATGATCGTTTGTTTAGCAGTTTCAAATGCCGCCGTTGCTTTGTCGATTCCTGCTGTTATGAAATCAGTTACAGCCGTTTTTGCAGAATCAAATGCTTCTTTGATTGATCTAACAGCAGATAAAAAGTTGCGTTCAATGAATTCGCCTGCAGTTTTAACAGCCGCTTGAATATCTGCCCACATTTTGATGAAGAAATTACGAAATCCCTCATTGTTTTTCCATAATAATGCAAATACGCCTACAAGTGCCGCTATACCTGCGATTATCAATCCGATTGGACTTGCTGTCATTGCGGCGTTTAAAAGCCACTGTGCAGCAGCAGCACCCTTTTTAGCAACGATTATAACTTTGTCCCATGCGTACATTGCTTTGATCTGGACCGTCATTGCCAAACTAGCAGCAGCACCGGCAATTAATGATGATGTTAATGCGATCAATGCAACTGCGAATGCCGCAACTGCAAATTTATTTTCTTGTATAAATCCGACTGTTGATGAAAATGCATTTTTTACGATTTCAATTGTCTTGCTAACTAATCCAAATCTGACTTCAAGAAACGCCAATGTTGCTGCAATTGCTGTTAATGCGATTGCAAATGTTGTTGCTTTAGTTGCAGTTTGCATTGCAATAGCTATTCCAGTGATCGCCTGACCAATTTTCGCTGCAACAAATGCTGCACCAATGCCGGCAATTACAGCAATGACAGTTTTTCCATTATCAATTAGAAATGTAACTGCTGCTTTGACTTGAGGTGCCAATGCTTTTAATTTTGGACTCAAACCATCTAATCCGCCAGATATACGATCAAACAAACCGCCTGATTCAATCACGAGCCCTTTTATTGGATCAATGCTCAAACCGAGAATCGTGTTACCGAATGATCTAATTGAACCCTGCAATGAAATCATACGGTTTGCGAATGTGTTTGTGAATGCACCAATATCAAGTGATTTGCCGTAATCGTCCATTGCAGCAGTAAATTGTTCTGCTGAAATTTGACCACCATTTATTTTGCCGGCTGCTTCTTCAATTGAAACGCCAAGTTTTCTCGCAAGAATATTTGTCAATGGTATTTTGTTGTTGATCAACTGCAATGCATCTTGACCGAATAATGCACCACGAGATGTAACCTGACCATATACAAGCGCCAATGCTTGCAGATCGGCGCCGTTCACAATAGAAAATTTGCTGAGCGTTTTCATATCTTCAGTAACTTGGCCTGCAGTTCGTCCATAACCGAGTAATGTTGCTGATGCTTTTGCAGCAGTTGGAAATGCAATAGGTTTTCCAAGCGTGTAATTATAAAGTTCACCAAACAATTTATTCGCATCATCAGCGTTGCCAATTAATGCTTCAAATTGTTTTGATGTTGTCTGCAAACCTGATGCAGTTTTGACGAATGATGCAAGCCCAATACCGCCTGTAATGGCGAATGCTGCAAATGCTTTAGTTACGCCTGCAATTCCATCTGCAACGCTCCTGAACCCCTGATTTGCGTTCTGAGCCCATTGAGAAGTTGCACGGCTAGAACCGAGTGCAGTTTTATCAAATGCCCGCATTGTTGATTGGGCACGAGCAATATCACCTGCGAATCCACCGGTTCGAAGTTCCATTGTTGCGTATACGCTACCTACAAATATTCCGCCTGCCATGCTTCTAGTCTATCACTTTCACGACTTGGGCGCTTCAACGATTTCGAGAACCGACATATTTGTAACGCCACCATCGACTATGTTGCCTTTGGATTTTGAATCTTTTTTGCTGAATTCAACAATACGATCATAAGGAATGTTTTTTGCATTCTTGTTTCCGAGAGTTCGGATCACTGCATTGATGCTGTTCAAGATGTGCGAAAGTCGCTCGTTAATATCGTCTCGCTCACTTGTGCCATATCTAAAGGCTAAACCTGCATCAAATTGATATGATTCATATTCATCTAAATCTAAATAGTCGCTTGGTTTTCCGCCGTATCTACGACAGATTTGATCAAGCAGATAGCCGTTGTCGTTCTTGACGAAATTTGGCTAGGGCATCTAGTCCCCCATTCACATAGATCATGATTTCGGTCTGTTCATCGTCTGACAGATCGCCGATGTTAATTTCGCCATTATCGTAGTTAGCATTTTCATGCACAACTTTTGGATTTTTTGCAGATAGAATAACCAATTTTTCTTGGTATTCTGTGAACTTCACAATATCAGTTGGCGTTGTCACGGCACCTGATTGCACTTTGACTGCTGCATTCGCTAATTCGCTAGGCAACTGACCTGTTTTCATAAGTGCAGAAACACTTGGCCGAGCAATCTTCATAGATTTGCCAGACTCAAGTGTAACTATTTCGCCTTCATTGCGTTGCTGAGCCGCATTGCGGAAATCAGCAGCACTTGTTGGCTGAGATTGATTGTTGTTTGAATTCTCATTACTTGGATTCATCGCTTGGTTTTCTCCCAATTATTACGTGGTTAAACGTGGTTTATATTCTTCTTAAACGCTACTAATAAATTAGTATGCGCCACCGTTATCAACGAAATCGCCGATTACGATCTTGCGTGTATCAATACGCTTTGTAGATAGTGCATCGCCTGCAATATCTGTTGCTGTTTGATAAGCAATTGCATCGAATGACCATGTAGATTCAGAACCGTTGCCCTGCTCAGTTGAGATTGGACCTGCCTGTGTCTTGTGGAATGTTCGAACAAGATATGCATTTCGTCCGTCTGATGTTTTACCAACAGTAACGGCACCAATTTCAACGTATGGTGCATTTAATTCGCTATCAGTTCCACCGGCAATTTCTGCACTTTGTGGTGATGCTGGACTTGAAACAGCAGCAGTTTGAGTTGCGCCGTTACCTGTCAATGCTGCATGTGCTGCAAATGAAAGGCTGTTGCCTTCAACTGACATAGAAATCTTAGATGCTGTGCGAATAGTTGCCTTGATCGCGTCGTCGCCCATTATTTCTGTTTCTTCGTTTTCAGTGTCTCCACCAACTGTAATGATCGCATCTATATCAAATGCTTCATCTTCTGCTGTTCGAACCCATGCGTGTCTAACGCCTGATCCGTAAAATCCTGTGATGTCCATAAAAATTTCTCCTTTGTTATGTAATCGTTAATTTAAATTGCGCTTCACGATAATTCAATTTATACCCTTCATCATATTCTTCGCCTGACATTTGTTCCAATGTCATTTCTGCTAAAACTGCTGAATCCATATTAATTAATTGACCGTCAAGTGAATTGTTTACGAGCGACATTATTTCGTTACTTAAAACAAAAGACTTGTCTATTCCAGTATAGCACCTGATGAATATAAATGCATCAAACGTGTGATTGCCAACTTTTGTCAGTGTTCCTGATCTAATGCCAATTAATGGTGTTGGCCGTGCAAGTGTTTTTTCCATGATGTGCGACATAGGCACAATTGAATTCTTGCGAGCTTTCGTGCCTGATGCGTTGTCAAATGGTGGCGTTAATGCGAGTTTATCGGTTATTTCTGATCGCACTGATAGAACATTATAAATGCCGCTGATTATTTCATTGACTTGAATCGTATTGGCTAACATATCTATACTTTACCTGATTTCATTGCAATTCGCCCAATTTCCAACAATTCACGTCTTGCACCATTCACAGTTGGCCAAATTATGTCGTATTTTCCACCATTCGCTTTTTCAAGAAAAATACCGTGATCAGCACCGATAGCAAGTCCAATTGTAATGTCTGTTGATGTATCTTCATATGATCCGGTGATCGTTGTGCGTGCTTGGCCAGTTCGATCAGTCCAACGTCTTTTTGATTTGGCACGATTCTCATTTTGTGCAGATAAAACTTGCATTCCAATTTTTGCGCGGCTTAATCCAGTTGCACCATAAATAGCCAGATTACGCCTGACTTGTGATGTATCGATTCGGATTGATCCGCTACGTGGCATTCGTTTCTTCCATTTCTAATAAAGTGTGTTCTTCTGTTGGCTCATAACCTTTGACGATGTATCGTTGTTTTTCAAATCGTGCATCAACAACTTCGATGATGTCGCCTTGCTGTATATTAGTTTCATCGGTTGTTCCAATGTATTCAGAACCATTAGTAGTTTGGCCACGAGAGATCGCTATATTGATTGCTTTTGAATAAGTGGCACTATGTGTAACTTCTGTGTTGAAACCATCTGAACCGCCTGCATATCGATATAAGAATGCATTTTGCCAGTCTTGTTCAATCAATATATTGTTGGCTGCTGTTTCAAGATCATCGAATAATGACATATCAGCACCTATTCAAACAATCGACTAATATCGGTTGATCGCCCGTTAGTTTGTTTTGCATCGCTCATTGTTCGTGTTCCAATTTCAAATGATGATCCGCTATTCGCACCGGCATTTGTTATTCTGCGTTCGTATTTATCGAGTAATGTTGAAAGATTTTTGAATATATCTGACATTGAAACGGATCGATCACCGTGTTGAAAACTGACCATTCGAGCCTGATCGCCCAATGTTTGCCGTAATGCTTCTGATGTGGCTTTGTCTATATCATCATCTGCATCAGCAATAAATTGAGTTAATTCTAAATCAGTGAATGCAGCATATTTATATTTAATTTCCATGTTCGCTTCATTTGCCGGTGCTGTATCAAATATCACTTTTTCAATGTCTGAATCATATTCATAATCTGCACTAGAAACAAGACTATTTGCAATAGTAATCACGAAATCAAAAGGGTTTTTGTTGTGAATATCAAATGCTGTTAATGTACCATTTCCAATATAGCGTTCAATCTCTGTCTTTGGTTTGTCGCCGATTCTATTGCGTATAGTTGTTTCATTCATACATTTATTGTAGCAGAAAACAAAAAACCGCCGTAGCGGTTTCTCATTCACATAAATTTCTCAAGATTGGTGTTGAGGGGGTGGGCACCGCAACACCAAAATGATTATATCATGTATTAAAACAATGGACGTCCAGTGTCAGAAAATCGAGTTGCATGGCCCTGATTTCTATTCTGCACTGGTTTTCGAGCTGTTTTCGGCTTCTCTGACTGCGTTTCTGCATCATCTTCATCACTATCATCATCTGAATCGTTGTCGTCTGTTACAACAGGTTGTACAGGCTGATTAGTGCTATCAGTTGTTGGATCATCACCGCTATTCGGATCATCAGCAGGTGTTAATTCGGCATCAACTGTTGCAGCATCTTCTTTAGCTTCATACACACGCTTGATTGCTTCTAGCACAGCAGGTTTATTTTGATATTTTCCTGCATTCACTAGCCCAAGATCAACTGCGACTTTTTCTAAATCTGGTCGGCTTGTTGAACTCTTTGATAGTTGCTCAATATTTAATTCACTCATATTTTGGTTACTCCCAATTATTTAATTTGTATTAGCAGTATAAAACAAAAGAGGCACATTTTTCAATGTACCTCTGATGATCTCAATTATGTTGCTTAGCTTGAGATTGCTACACGCACTGAACCGCTTTTTGAGCCGATTCCTGCGAATACACCGAGACGAGCACGCGCAACTGTTTGATCAAGAACCAAACGGCTGAGGTCTTTGTTATCAGAATCGACAAGCAATTCATGTTTAACAAATTCGCGGAAACTTGAGCTTTTGGCTGCGACAACAAATGCTTGGCCGACGGTAACGCCTGCGTAAGTATATGTTCGTTTTCCAACAGTTACAGTTTCACCATCGTATGCAACAACATTATCAGCTGTGATTCTTCGTGAGAGAGAACCCTTAAGCACTGATTGCTGATCGAATACGTCAGATGCGATTGCCTCTAGTACAGTTTCGTAATCATACGAGTTACATAGAATCTTGTTCGCTTTTGGTAGAACTTTCAGCGCATTCTTCAATGAAGTTTGTGCATCAGTTGTATATGCAACTGCCTGTGCTGTTCCAGCTTCTTGAGCTGTTCGCTGTGCCGGTAAACCGCCACCAGTAGTTGTATATGTTCCAGAAACGATTGGACCTAATCCAAGGTGGTTACGAACAATGTTGTGAGCACGGCCTAATGCACGAGCATTTTCCGAAATTTCCCAAGTCTTGTTGTAAAGCACAAATTCTTCTGTGAATTGCAAACCTGCTGCCCAAGTAAGAATTTCAACAGTTTTCTTTGATCCTGCTTTCATAGCACCAAATTGAACTTCGCCGCCTTCAACGTGCTGCAAGAACACAACCTGGATTTCATCAGCATCACGAAGTGGCACGATTTCAGGTAGGTTTGCATCAGTTATGGTGTTGTAGAACTGTTTGTAAACAAGTTCGACTTCTTCGGCACCTTCGTAAAGATCATACGTTACCTGATCAACAAATTCTTGCGAACCTGCATCAGACGTGATCATTTCCGAAATATTAACACCGTCGCCCCATGCAAGGCTAAAGTTATCACTTTTTTTCATCTCAGCGATTATCATTTCGCGTGAATTTTGAGACATTTCTTTAATGGAAATCATATTGAAAACCCCTTAAGATACCGCATCAGGGCGATTTTCAAGCAATCGGCCTAATACTATTAGTTCATTGTCGCCATCGACTTCGACAATTTTCGCGTATGCGACACCACCATCAGCGACATCAAGCCCTAAAGCTACATCTTCGCCAGCAGTTGTTCCGGTAATGTAAACGACATCACCAACGCTTGCACCTGTTTCACCAGTTGCTAGTTCGAGCTCATGCACAGAAGATTCTACCTCTACTGCAACGGTTTCATCAGCAATCGCGCCTGCTACAGCAACACCATGCCAACCGTTGATCAGTACAGGTTCACCAGCTGAAACATCAACGGGTGCAACTAATTGCACAGCTTTTCCGTCTGTTCTACGAGTATTACTCATAATGGTTAATCCTTTCAGATCATTAATATTGAATTAAACGCTGTCGTTATTTACTAAATTAGCGAGTAACTTTTGTAAATTTACGTGCGGTTGGCTGACTTTTGTCGTCATTTGTCGGGTTCACCTTTGGCGTAACCGTCATCTCTTTTATAATAACTTTTGCTTGATCAGATTGCAAGACACGATCAAGAGTATCAGTTATTGCTTCATCAGATTTCATTTCTGCGATAGCCATTTTTTTAATAACTGGTCGTGCAGATTTTGCAAGAACACGGCTATTAATTTGCTCAGTCAATTCAAAACCTTGCAGCTTTGTTTTCATTTCCTGAATCTTCACTGATGTATCTTCTGATTTCTCAGCACCAACTAAAGTTTGTACAGCTTTCATTTCTGCAAGCGGTATCATTTCATTCTTTGCTGCAGTTTCCATTTCAGCTACTAATGTTGGATTGTGCTCACGTAGATTATCGGCGGTTGCCTGTGCTAATGCTTCTTGTAAAGTCATATCATTTTCTCCTGTTTTCTTCTTATTAGTTACCATTTCACTGGTTAATATTAGTGTACCATCATTCGGAATTCCCTCTGCTCCTGGCCTTGACCAATCTACAGAATCAACGATGATCCCAACGATGTCGTATGCTTTTTGCTGTGCATTGTACACAGCCTTTTTAGCACCACCGAAAATTGAAACACTGATATTCTTTCCAAGATCATTTGCTGTTTGCAAATAAGTTCTGCGTTTTGTCGCATATGGCATCACATAGCCTTTTGCATAAACTGCGACTTTGCCGGCACTGTCTTTCATGACTTTCGCACCGAGCCAAATTGTTTCTGCATCTGGTGCTTTAGTTTCACGCTCTTTGTCAGTTAAATGACCTTTGTAACCATCAGGCTGCTTAGAATTGATCTGATCTGCAATTTCTTGCATCGTTTCAGCTGTATAGTTTTTGCCGTTCTTTGAAACACCTTCACGAGCAACTTGGATTGTAACGAACATTGGATCTTTGTCGCGTTCGAGCAATTTTGACACTTTTTCTTTATTGATTTCAAAATCAATATCACCGCCTTCGGCTGTTGTTGTCATTTCGGCGATTCGTGCCGCCATTGTTTCATAACCACGTCTCATAGTTCTAGTTTACTACAAAACACAACAAAATACACAATTTGATAATTGCATTCAACACAAATTTAGTCGTTGGGCTAAATATCTATAAATTTATTCTGTTGGCTTATCTTCTAATTCAGGTTTGCCGTCTGAATCAAGTATCTTTTCGCCTGCATCATCTAATTTGAATTGTTTGCCCTCAGGCAGTTCATCTTCTGCTTTTTCTGCACGATATTTCAAATCTGTTTCATCAATCTTGCCATCGGTTGCAGTGATAGTCGTATAAACAGGTTTGCCATTAATATGCTTTGGACTGGTAGCCATTACACTGAAATCTTTGCCAGTGATGATTATTTTCTGATCCAATCGCACAAGTTCTATCATATTGTCAGAAACTTGATGTGCAGTAACTAATGATTCAGATTCTTCGTTTAGAATTTTCTTTGGTTTTTCATACATTTTGCCGTCCATGTTATAAATCAACCTTTTTGCGTTTAGCTTCATCTGCACGCTTTTGTTTTAGCATTTGTGGCAATTTCTTGCGTGTTTGTTCAAATGTGCCTTTGACTATTTTAGCCATTTTTGGCGACTTTGGCGGTTCATTGGTATCAGAAGATTTGTCGTTTGACTTTGTGTCTTGCATAGTTACTCCTATTTGTTAGACATTAATTTGTACTTCTAGTTTATGCTATCAAGCCAGAATTAACAAGATTTCTTAAATCAGCAACGGTTATGACGACTGGACGCGGATCACATGTGCATTGTGGGTGTGGTCTTGCGGGCAATTTATCATGCGGCGAATTCTGCGACAAAATATCACAACCATCATAGCCACGATGCGTATTTGATAGATTCCACGTCCAACCTCGTGCATATGGTTTATCTTTGTAAAATGCGTTGCTTGCAAGATCATATGTTCGCATAATTTCTGATCGTGCAATTCTGACTGCGTTATACCTGATTGAACCTTTTGGCAATCGTTTGCCTTTTTGAATGGCTGTGTAGTTGATGCCATTGCCACGCGTGAAACGGCGCCCAGCTTGTGATGATGGATCAATATAATGTTGAATTGATCTTGCAACATCATTGACTGATCGCCCTGATGCAACACCTTCACTGATTAATCCACGCACGATTCGTTCTGAGCCTGCTTGCAGTGTTTTTAATCTACCAGTGAATGTTCTGCCGTCATATATGTTTCGGCGTGTTAAAAAGCTATCAGAAACGGCTTGTGGCACACTTATTGATAGCCGATTCAATGCAGAATACGATTGAACAGCACCGGCACGGCTCAAACGCACGCCAGTTGAATTCATGACGTATGTTGCATATTGAGTTGCAATTGTTGTGTTTGCTGATACTGATATTCGAGCAAAATCAACTAAAAATGCTGCAATGATTCCTGCTGCAACTATTTCAAATCTATCAAAATTGTTTGCATTGAATAATGATGCACGTTCTAAATCGCTGTTATAAGTCGCAATTAACGCTTCCATTTGATCTTCATAATCACGAATGCCGATCAGCAATTCACGTCTGAGTTCTGTTGCAGTGGTTGCCATGACGATTATTCTTCTTCTGGTATTACTGGATCAGTTGGCGGCACATCAAGATTATCGAGCTCGTCAATTATTCTACTGTTGTCTGATGGTGTTAATCCAAGCCGTGAATCTCGTTCGCCTGCATCTTCTTTCGCACGTGCAATCTCTTTGTCAACGTCATTGACACGATCTGATGCAAGAATTTCAAGTGCAGTTCGATTTGACATAATGCCCTGTTCTACAAGCATTGAAATAGTATCAAGGGTTAGTTTTTTATCATCATCAACGATTGGCGGAAATGACAATTTATAATCAAGTTCATTTGTTTGGATTGCATAGAAATTTGGATCACCTGAAATGATTTTTTTGTATATGTAGCAATCAACAACAACACGCAATATTTTAGACAACTGAGCACGCTTGCGATCAGCTTTTTTAACCATGATTGGCATTTGCTCTTGTGCTGATGCTTTTGAACCACTGATAGCTGTTCCAAGTATGAATTCAGGCGTCTCAGATGCTTGTACAATTAGATAGAAATAATATTGCAATAATTCGCCTGTATCAGCCATCGTTTGCGGTACGTCCATGAATTTAGCTGATGCATTCTCGCCTTTGAGATACAAAACCATGTTGCGACCCCAAGTGATATTTTTCTTTGATTTGTCTGCTTCTAACAGTCCATCGTTTTTATCGCCACTGATCACTGGAATTGGTGTGCTGTTATAAATATTTGATTTGGTTGCTTCTTGCAGAATCTTTGAATAACCTTTGAAATACACCAACGAGTTTTGCAGATCAGACATGCCATAAACTGCTTTAGGTTCAAGCTCATTCGCAAAATGGAATATTGGCATTGGCACTTCAATAATATCTTCTGGATCGAACCCTGCGAATGCATCACGCTGTTCATCATCTAATTCATGCAGATCAACTAATCCATCAACAGTAAAAACACGTTCAACTAATGTCGTTTCTTTGCCGCCATTTACAGATTCAGTTACGACATATGATGATTCTCTGAATTTTCTTGTGAATGTAGTGTTTACATTTGGTGATGTTTCAACAGTTTCAGCAACATCATAGCCTTGCACACCGCCGCTAATTGGATCATATATCACAGTCGTTGTATCAGGCTCAGCGAATTCAAGTGATAGATCGTCATGCATTATCATGAATGAATCGCCCTCACGCAATGCATATCGTGTGAAATTATAAAAATCTGATATGTGTTCTTGAATCCATCGGTTCACATCGTCTTGTGCTGCTTGAATCGATGTGCCTTTTTCTGCATTCTCAATGTTGACGTTGAACCCTTGACCAATAGCAAATGCCGTTGCAGCATTGATGATCGGCTTTGCGAATCCTGCACCTAATATAAAATCTTCGCCTTTGGTAACTGATCCATCTTTGATCATTGATGCGTGATATATCGCACGAAATAGCTTGTAGTCAGATCGGGCATAATCTGCAGTTACGTTCGAACCCCAAAAAGAATTAATCATTTTGGCAAACATTGATTGTTGTGGTTTTTCGCGGCCAAACATTTCGGCTATTGCGGTTTGAACTTTGCCCATGCTAATTATTCGCTTTCGTCGGTTGAGTTATCTTCTGTTTCAATTGGTGCTTCAACTGCTGAATCCTCTTGAGATTCTTCGACAACTTTTTCACGTCGTTTTTGTGATTTTGATTTGCGTTTTTTGACGGCTGATAATGTACCGAATACAATTGCGCCGTTGATTTCATCATCATCTTTTTCAACAATAGTTATCATTGGATTGCTTGAACCGAATGCAAAAATAACAATTCCTGCTTTTAATTCTGCTTTGTGGTAGTTGAATTCATGATCGTTTCTTTCAAGCCAATCTTTCGCTTGATTAACTGGTTTAGATGATGTGAACTCTGGTACATCTTTCAATTTAATATCAAATACTTTGCTGATTGCTGTTCGTAAATCTGTTGTATCTATCATGGTTTTAGCTCCTTTTCAATATTATAAGTGTATCATTAAATGCTACCAAATGCTGTGAGTGCCAACGCCCTGTTTATTTGCACCACGCTCGCCCATCTCTGGCGTTGCATAGCTCATGAATAATGCATCTGCTCTGTCGGGTGATCGCTTCACACGTTTTTTAATTTCGTCTTTTGATTCGATCTGACGTCTACCGTCTGATGCTAGTTTATAACGAATGTTCGATAATTCCGCTTTTAAATCATCATCATCGGGTATATATATTTGGCCAAGACGACATTTTTCACGCACAATCCATGCTAATTCTGCACGCAAGTTGATGTATTGATCTTTTTCTTGTGCTTTTGTGCTCATGTTCAAACCGAATACAGTTGGGTAATTCAATTCAACCAGGCGATCATATGGACCTGTTCCAAGCCCACCAGTAATATCAATGAAATAATAGCCAAGTTCATCACGCAATGCGTCTACAGCACGCCCAGATGTGAGCATAGTATCTTCATTTCTAAACACTTCGGGCATATTGTGCCAATCGCCGTAACGTTTATGAATGACTGATGCATCATCACCATAACGAGCAATATCGTGTCCATATGCTGTTTTGCCTTTTTGAATCAACTCTTTGCGTTCTTCTGTTGATGCAGCATCGAGCCAATTTAATGGAATCAGTGTGTTTTTATCTTGCTCAGGAAATTCGCCCAATACACGGCTTTGAAACATCGGCGTATCTTCGCCCCAATCAAATAATTTGTGATGTGCCCATTTTGGATTAAGCAAATACGGGTATGGCATAACCATTTTTGTATAATCAAAATTGCGTAAATCTTCAATGTTTTTGATGCCGTTTGCAACGAAATTTCCAGTGTCGAAACAACTAATTGATATTTTGTTGACTTCGGGATCTTTGAACATGCGAAAAAACTTGCCTGATAATGATGTTGGGTTTCCAATCACAAGCAAGCGTGCATTTCCTGATGTCAACAATGCTTCTATACCTTCAAACACATCTTCTGAAACACCTGCACCTTCATCAACGATGATCAATATATCACCGGACTTTGAGTGAAATCCTTGAATCGAATCTGAATCGCGTGCTGCAATACCGATTGCATACCAGTTTGGCGAATATTCCCAACGTGTTTTTAATGGTTCATCGCCGCCAAGTGGTTTAACGGCTTTGTGATACATACCACGAATTTCACGCCAAATGACGTTTTCAACCTGTCTGAATGTCGGTGCTGTTGTTAGTACGATTGAATCAGGGTGTGTTGATAAGTATTGACCGGCTAATCTTGATGCTGTGTATGATTTTCCGCTGTCATGGCACGATTTAACGGCTGTACGAGTATGATCATGCACTGATCGCATAATCTTAGTTTGATACGGCTGCAAATCTTCTTCAAACATATCTTTGACGAACTGATCGCCATGCGTTGCCCATTGAACACGTTGTTTTAGAATTGCTTGTATTTGCTCAGTCGTTAGTTTCGGCATCTTTGCTTGCTTCTTTCATTGCTAATGCAAGAAGTTCGCCCCAACCTTTACCAGTTTCATCATCTGAGCCTGGTTTAATTGTTGCAACACTTGTCGCAAGCCCCATGATCACACGTTCGCCATCGATTGCTAGTTTGAGTGCTTTTGCAACATCAGCCAATTGGCGTGCATCGAAATCTTGAATCTTGAATTTTTGGCCAGTAGTCGGATCAACCAATGTTTTGCCAGTTGCCGCTAATGCAGTTATTTTTTGTGATGTGGCTATTTGCAAATTTCTATACTGCATCAAATGCTGTTCTGATCTTGCAGGTGCAGTTTTTTTGTAATCTTCTTCGGTCTTTTTTCTAGCAATATCGCCTAGTTCTTGCCTACGTTCTGCCCAGCTACACCATGTGCCTTTGCGTTTTCCGTCGGTGTACTCATATTTGGCGGCTTGCTCAATTGTTTTTTTCACCACTCCAAACTGTTTTGCAACATCTGCATATGATCTAGTGTGATCAGCAATATAAAATTCAAATGCTTTATTCCAATCAAATTTTCTACCTTTTTTTCTTGCTGCACGCTTCGCGGCTTTGGGTTGTTTTGTTAATGGCGTTAATGCTTCTACTAGTTCTTTGATGTTTGCGTATGATGATGGTTTTAACTTGAGCTGTTTTGCTACGCCATCAAGTTGACCACGATTCATTTTTCTCAGTGGTTGATCAATAGCAATTTTCTTGATCTTTTTTGTGGTGGTTTTTTTGGCTTTACTGTTTTGTTTTTTCATCGCTATTGCCTTTTAGTAAATCCGCGAGCATTTGATTGCTAGCGAATACAACACGCTGCAGTTTATGCATTTCAGTAACTAATTCATTAATTTTATGAGCAAGCATGGCGGTTTTGATTTGCTCGTTATCTTCAAATTGGACTGTTTCACCAGGCAATGCGAATGATAATGCACCATCTTTTTCACGAATATGAATTAAATATACGGTTTCTAATTTAATCGGCTTTGTAGCTTTTGAGTTTTGCGACATGGTTTCCCCCATTTATTTGCAAATTATTTGATTGTAGTTTCAGTATATCAGTTATTGTTGTTTCTTTCGCGCTGCACGCCGTTGTGCAGCCTTTTGTGATTTATAATGATCGGTTAACAATGTTGGATTTTTAAACATGTGATCTATCGCATCAGTTACGTTTTGTGTTACAAATTCAACAATTGCACGCTGATCATCGCTGACTGATTCAACGCGTGGCGAAATTGGATCAATAATGCAATGCACATATTCATGAACCACCAAATTAAACACATCATCTTGAGTTGGGCAATGTTCTTCAATCACTGGAATGTACCATGTGATTGTTGCTGTTCTGTATTCCCACAAAGCCGATGTTTCAGCCATTACGCCACGATCTGACGCACGTTCACGCACATAGACATTTTTTATATTCCAATTCAGCAAAATTGCATTTTTAAGTGGTGTCGTAAAATTTTGCAGATTTTTTTTAGTTTTTTCGTATTGTTCATCATTCATTTGTATATCTCACTTCTACAATTATTTTTTCCATTCCTTTTTTAACTTTGACGAAATCATCGCCATCAAATCCGCGAATCCATGTCGGGTTGTCATTTTTAAGCACTTTGGCGGCTATCATGCCATCTAAAACGTATTTGCAAGCGAATCTGATGTTGTCGTAGTCATGTTTTGTGCTGATGTGCCAAATGAATTTGATTCTGCATGGCTTGAGTATTGCCGGCTGATTATTTAACAGTAGTCGTACAATATTAGTTTGCATTTTTTTGTGATTTGCACCGCCGAATTTGTTGGCTCTGTTTGCACTGTCATGCTCGTTCAATGCATCGAGTTGTGTTTTTATCACATAGCGACGATCAAGCATCATTTGATGATTCCACGCTCTTTCAGCGGCATAATCCATTGCATAGCAACCTGATGTGCAACCTGAGCCATCATCACAGGCGGCACACTCATTCCAATCAAATATGTTGGACGAACTTTGCCAAATTTGTAATCAAGCGGAAATGATCCGATTAATGTTTCTTCATGTGCATTTAAATCTCGTGGTTCTAGTGGGTGAAAATGTGATCGTGTTGCATTGATCGTAAACGGCACATCATTCAGCTTTGTTTTTTTGATTGATTGGAATTTTCCAACAGGTCCACCTTGCGGAGCTTGATGCCAATATTTCATATAAAGTTCTGTTAAATCGTTGTATGGTTTTGCATCAGGCCGTGAAACTTGTTTGAAATAAATTGGCGGTTCATTGAATGTCATTTTTAATCGTGGCAAATTGTATTCTGTTTTTGCTGCCATGAAAAATACACGTTCACGTTTTTGCGGTACGCCCATTCGTGCAGCGTTAAATAAAAACACCTGGCAATCATAGCCAATTGCGTTGAAACGTCGCACAACTTCTCGTGTGTACCATTTGGCATCGCCAACTAACATGCCTTTGACATTTTCAGCAATTACAATTTTTGGTTTAATCCGATCAGCTAAATCAATGAATTGAAAAAACAAATCATCTAAAACTTGTTCTGCTTGGCCCTCACGAAATTTCTTATTTTTGCCCCATGCTTTATCACGAAGCCCAGTCGTTGAAAATACGCTGCATGGTGGTGATCCATCGAGCACATCAATATCAAACACATCTTTCGGCAAATCGCCTGTTAGAAGATCACCAACACCGCCGAAAATGTAATGTTTTGGACTATGATTTGCTAAATATACTTTACGCATTTGTTTATCAATGTCGTTTGCAGCAATCACATCATAGCCGGCTAATTTATAGCCAAATGACGATCCGCCGCCGCATGAAAATGTTGTAAACACTTTTGCACCATGATCACCAATTGATTTGCTTGGGTAGCCGTCTTTTATTCTCCATTCGTACGGAAACAAATGTTTTGACATTTTATTGCTCTATGTCGTTTGATTTTGGATCGAACTCAAAATGGCATTTTGGGCATTCAACAGTTTTATCATTCAGTAAGTTTTCTGCATCGATTTCTTTGTCGTCTTTGAGTGGTGTTGGCTCAGCGTTCACGATTTCTTCAATTGTTTTTGATTCAGTTAGATCGATTGAATATAATTCGCCATCGATGCCGTTCAATTCTACGAGCTCAGCCAATTCAGTTTCATTGTAATAACCTGCACGATCGTTGTCTGATAATGCAATTTCAATCCGTTCTGTGTCGTCTTTGCATTCACGCACAATCACGGCAACTTCAGTTGTTTTAAGATCAACAAGCGCTTTATAACGCATGTTACCACCGAGAATTGTATTGTTTTGATCAACTAACAATGGTTTGTACATGCCAAGCCGTGTGATTTGTTTTTTTAATCTATCAAATGCATCACGGTTGATTGATCGCGGATTCGACGCCCATTCAGTTAATTCACTCAGTTTTCTATATTCTATTTTGAGTTTGTTGCTCATGCGTGGCCTTTCAATTTGATTATGTTTTTATTCTACCACGACAAATAACCCTCAACTTTTTTATGCGTTAGCTGCGAGGGTACCTCATGATGCGCGCTCTACCTGCATAGATTTGATTCATGCGGTCTGAGTGCTTTATATTGGGTTCCTTATCCTATGATCAACATGATTTTGCAATATCTACATTTTTTCGTTTGATGATACTGGTATTGTTTAACAATCCAAATATGAGTGTGTTCCATAATTTAAGTATACCTATTTTTTAATGTACACATGATGCCATGCAGTGCAGAGATCGTACAACGGGCCGTACGACTAGCCAACATATCACTTGTGCTCAACTATTGAATGCATATCGCTGATAAAAATTACTCCTAGTATTTGGTGATGGTTCATTATTCTAGAATTTAATGATTTGCCTGATCACAATGATCTTCGGGTTTCCACATCGCCGCTAGTTGTGCCAAATATTTCGTTTTCGCTTTTATCAGCAAAATGCATTCAAGTTGTTAATTGATCAACGAATTGATCCAGGTTCTTTATAGCGCCCCTTTACCGGTGATCGGCTCCCAACGCTTAAATGAAAAAACACCCTGCAAATGTGGGTGTTTCATCGAGATTTAGCTATACGTCAGAATATAATAATTATATCGTGCCATGCAGAAAAATACAAGAGATACCCTCACTTGTGATTGAATTTTCATCAGGCAATTATAGTTCTGACGTATAACTGCCGTGCATTAATCATAAACGAATTGCATGGTTATTTCAATAACTAGATTGGCTGAGGTGCAACCACGCAAACCCTCAGCCGTCTTGATTATAGCATTGCATTATCTGTTGGGCATGAATGAATTTAATAAACATAAACGCTGTAAATAAAGTAGCGTTATTTTAAGCAAACAGCGTTGACATAACGGAACAGCTTTGATATTATATATGTATAACAAATCAACGAAAGCAACCACAAATGTTCAAGAATTACATCACAACACTACTAGAAGAAAAAGGAATCGATCTGCAAGAAACATTCATTGTAGATATGAATGATTCAGTTCACATTTACGAATATAACGAATTCATTGAAGATTTAGTTGAAGTTACTAAATCAGAACCACAAATGCGAAAACAAATAAAGCAAGTTTTAACAATCTTAGATTTCAATAATACTGATATCACAAATTACATCAATCATCTTGCAACTGGCATCGTCAAACAGTATCAGGCGGTTCTATAATGAGCCACTTGAAGCAAGATGTGCTGCACGTACGTGATGCAGTTAGCAAAACAATAACAGTTGCCGGATCAATGATTACAATTACAAGTGATCTGATCGGTGATGAATTGATCGTATCTAATGATCATGCAGCAGAAATTGAAAGCATGTTTGAATACGCATATAACCGAGCTGATGAATTTTCAGAATCAGAAAATGGCGTGATGCTATCAATTTCAGGCGGTCAGCACTTTACAAAGATTGGTGATCCAGTACAGAAAATATATGCAGAATTAGTTAAATAAAGCTGTTGACAAAACGGAACACCCTTGATAATATGTATATATACAAATCAACCACGAAAGAAGCAACCACATGACAAACACAATCAACTATCACACAATCGGCAGCAAATATGCTGAAACTAAAGATATGGACATTGCAGAAATTGCAAAGCTGGTCCGTAAAGAAATTAAAGAGTTTTATTCAGAAATGAAAGGCGTAAAAATAAGCGTACGCATCGAACGATATTCAATGGGCCAATCAATGGCAATCAGAATTTCAAATACCGGATTCGCACGACGCACAACAATGAATGATCAAATGCGTGATGAACTTAAAAAAATTGTTGATCAATACAACTACGATGATATCGATTCAATGACTGATTATTACAATGTTCGATTTCATGGCGATGTCAGGATCGAGGATTAATCATGAGCGATCTAATTTGCAAAATTGATGGAAAGATCATTGGTGCTCACGGTTACGCTGAAAGCCATCGTGAACGCCTTGAATCAGTCGGCATTTGCCCTGAGTGTGATCGATGGATTGAATTGTGGCAATCACGAAATAATGAAAATGTTGCACGCATAGGCGGTCAGCATTACATGTTCGGCGATCATTTGCGTGAATATGTTATCAATGCAAAAGACAGCCTGAAAGCTATTGTGGACGGCTGGGCGCCGAAAAAACGTGCATCGCTTGGAATGGGTGGCAATAAAGTTGTAATTCGTTTCAATGATGGACGTCATGTGATCACAAACGATTTATGGCATCAAGGTGCTATTCCTGAATCATTTAAAAACGTATTGCCTGACAATGCAGAAATGGTGCGACTATGACAGACAAACAATTCAAAGAAATGCAAAAATATGTGCCAACTGAATATTGTGCATACTACGGAATTGAATTTATGTTGATTGAATTCGAGTGTGAAGCGACTTTATTCAGCAATGATTTCGGCGGCACAAACAAAAACCCACGATTATTTGAAGCCAAAGGCGAATACAAGCATTACAGCAAGCACGATTTCACAGAAATGACATTTAATGTGTTTGCATCAGGTCATACATTTGGCGATGCAATACGTGCTTTTAATGAACGACTATATTCATATTTAGAAGTGCAAGATAAAAAATTGAGGTCAAAATCATGAGTAAACAAAAAGATGCAATTTATGAAGCATTAAAATCAACTGGATTAAACAATGATCAACTGGTTCAAGCAACCGATGATATATTCGCAATATTCAAACCGATTCACAAAGAATCAATTGACAAACGCAAAGCTAAAATGTTGCGACGTGCAGCAGATCACGTTGTTGAAACAGGCGTGAATCAGTTTAGAAAAGCAGATTTGAATTTGATTGATTTCGGTCAGTCTGCATATGGAAATTTTGGTGCATTACGTTATCACGGTGTCATTGCAAAAGTGATCGACAAAGAATCAGAAAAACCAATAAAAGGCGAATGGCTAATCACTCGTTATGGTTGGGAATTTTTGCGCGGCGCTCGCAATCTTGATAAATTCAAAATGATTCAAGACAATCATATTCGCCAAGATTTGCCGATGGGCTCTAAAATATCCATTGTCGATGTTTACAAAGGTGCAGAAGAATTGCACACCACATTTGAATATTTTGATGAACACGGCCAAATGGTTGCATTGCGACCAACATTGCCAACTGAAAATAATCAGCAGAGGTTAATCTAATGGGTGCATTTGAAGATTCAATACCTGAAAAACTTAAACAAGTTGAACAGCAAATTGAAAAACATACAAGAGATAAATGGAATATTGATTGGGGCCATGAATGCGATTGTGATTACTCTGTGATCGTGAACCGGCAAAAGATATGATTGAAGAAGCTGAAAAAGAATCAAATCGCATCGATCAGAAAATTCATGAAGGTAGAAATCTGATATCATCGTTGAAACGTCATGCAAAAACGCACGGCATAAAAATAACAGAAGAAGAAAAATCATGATCGATCACATACATCAAAGCAATTTAATAGAAGATATTGATGATCATGTCGCATGTGAAGATTCATTTAAGGCGTGGCTTTTTCTTGAAACGCTGCACGATATTGCAATTGCTGATTTGCTGAAACTTCATCACATGATCACACGAAAACAACTTGGTGCGGGCGAATCTGGTGCATATAGAACCGTTGATGTAACTGTAGGCGGTAGATTATGCCCCGAGCCGTTTTTAGCGCAACAAATGGCTTATAATTGGCTGCTTGATATGATCGATCACAAAGAAACATTGGACCCGAAAGAAATGCACGTGCGATTTGAAAAAATACACCCGTTTGTTGATGGCAACGGCAGAACTGGACGAATGCTGATGTGGTGGCATGAATTGCAATTAAAAAAGAGACCGACGTTAATTAAATTCAATGAAAGGCAAAAATATTATGAGTGGTTTAAGTAAAAATAATAAGGAGAAAAATATGCAATATAATATCAACAACAAAACAAAATTAAGCAGCGAATTCAGAGGTGTAATTATACTTTACACAATATTGGCATTGATTTTAGGTGGTCTATACATCACATATCGAATGTACATGTCTAATATGATATTTCCTGCTCAACGTGCAAGCGCACAAACTACCGATTGCCCTGCAGGTTCATATTCAATAGGAATTGAGAAGAATGGCGAGCACATATGCAAATTAGAACCAACTGGTTGCCCATTCGGCGATTCAATACCTCTTGATTCACCAAAATGTGTGCCACCTGCAGACATTGAATGCAATGCAGATTTTACAGTATGCAATCCGATTAACGAGACGAGTTCGGCTCAAAAAGACGGTTTAACGCCAGTCGATGCACATGAAGAACAGATTGAATCACCTGGATATGCACAACCAACTGCAAATGGTGGTTGCAAATAGGTTCGTGTACCGTCAGCTATGCACACGAAACTTTAAGCGAACCTAACGAAACAGCGTTGACATAACGAAACAGCTTTGATACAATATAATTACATTAAATTAACGAAAGGACGCACCAATGTCTGACGAAACAATAAAATTACCAATAAGAAAAGTTGAAAGAATTGATGGCTTATACGTAGTATGCCAGTTCACAAAAGATTGTGGTTGGATCGCAGATGGTCGAGGTTACGCACATAGCACAAGCGCTTATGCAAAACTCGGTCGATTGACACATAAAGACACTGCAAAACAACTTCAATAAATAATCGTGGCGTGCCAAATATGGTGCGCCACATTTTAAAAAGCAATCACGAAAGGTCATTTTAAATGAGCGAAATAGTACACAAACCAGCATCATTGCAAGCATTTATGCGAAGCGGTGAAGTGCAACGCAGAATCGATGAATTATTAAAAACACGCGCACCGCAATTCACAACATCATTGATGTCAGTTATTAATCAGAATGTGATGCTGCAAGATTGTGAACCTTGGTCAGTTTTGACCGCTGCAATCACTGCTGCATCATTAGATTTGCCGATTGAACCATCACTTGGCTATGCAGATATATTGCCGTATTGGGACAATTCACAAAAAGCAAAAGATGCTAATGGTGGGCGATCAATCCAAAAAGCACAATTTCAAATGCGTGCAAAAGGTTTGAAACAGCTTGCATTGAGATCAGGCCATTACGAATTAGTTAATGTGAGCGAAGTTAGAAAAGGCGAATACAAAGGAAAAGATCATTTAACTGGTGAGTACGATTTTAAGTGGCTCAAGTCTGATAAAATTCGTGCTAAAAAAGAAATCATTGGGTATGTAGGTTATTTGAAATTGATGAACGGATTTCACAAAGCGTTGTATATGACTGTTGAAGAACTTGAAGCACATGCTGCAAAATATTCAAAGCAATACAAAAATGGCGGTGGTCAATGGTCTGATAAGCACCCAAGCAAGCTCAGAACTGGATTTGATCACATGTCGCGCAAAACTGTTATGAAATTGCTATTGGCGGCTGATGGAATCACAAGCACTCAATTGCAAGTTGCAATTCGTGCTGATCAAGCTGCTGTTAATTCAGATGATACATACGATTATGTTGACAATGACGATGGCGACCAAACAAATTCAAAATCTGATGCATCTGATGGTGTTGATGAGCCGGCGAAAGATGAGGCGTAATCATGAAAATTAATATTGAAGTTAAAACGCTTGATGATTCAGCAATGTTTTTGAATGAAGAATTTGGCAAAGGTGAATTTGGTGGTGAAAAATTTGATGCAATCACTGCAATACCATCAAAATCACTGATAATTAAATACAGAGGCAAAAGATACATGGTTGAAATGTCTGATGTAATGCGTGCTGTTCTTGAAAAAGCTAATAATGAAAGTACAAAAAAATAAAATGGAAAACTACGAATTCAATCAACACAACTTATGGCTATACATACACGGTGATCCAACAGAAGATATGACATTGAGCGGCATCGAATACAACTTTGTAAAAGGCGATGAAAATGATCGCCAAGCAAAGTATAGATATAATCAATTTTTGATATTTGTGCCGATGTCATGGCTTGAAGATTTTGTGAAATTTTTACCAAAATCAACATTTGACGATGGTGCATTGCAAGCTCATTTAAATGGATCAAGCATTGTAGTTGACATTGTTGATCTTTGCGAATGGTCAGATATTGACTACAAAATGCTACTAACTGAAAAAGAACGTGAAAAATATGGATTTGACGAATCATGAAGTTGCAAAACACAAAATTCAATCTTGCCTACAACGAGCCAGTTCAAGACATGGACGGCGGATCAATTTGTATTAGTGCAGAGTTATATAGTGCGACAAAAGCGGCTGAATTGATTTCTTTGCACATAGGGCAAACCATAAGTGGTTTGGAACTAAGCAGAGAATTTGCACATTTTCACGGCGAATTTTATGAAGATGAATTTATAAACACATGGTGGCGCAGTTTCAGTAATGATGGCGGTGATACACCAATGACTGATCAATATGCAAATAAAAAAGGATCAAAACCACTTTGGGTTTATCGTTGACAAAACGGAACACGTTTGATAATATTAAAACAACAAATTAAGCAAAGGAAACCACGCAATGCCTAAACAAACATTAATTGATTATTGGTCATATTCTAGTATGGTCTCATTTCTAAGCAATCCATTTGCATTTAGAAAAAAGTACATCATGAAAGTTTACGATGATCAGACGTCGCCATCTGCATTAGCAGGTCAAGCCGCGCACAAAGCACTTGAAGCGTTTTACAATGGCAAATCGCCAGATGAAGCGAAAGAACTCGGGCTTGATCACATAAACAATACGCCATCTAGTCAGGTTGATTGGGGCAAAACTGGATCAGTTGAAGAAGTCATTAAAAAATTCAATTTTGGATTCAATTCGTATCTTGAAGAAGTCAAACCATTTGAAAAAATACTTGGTGTTGAATTAAAGATTGTTGCACCGATTGAAACACTTGATGGCGAAAAATTATCATTGCCGGCTAAATCATACAGCGATTTAATTGTAAAAAATGAGCTTGGCGAAATTGAAGTCATTGATCACAAATTCGTTAGCAGATATACAGATGGCGAAGTTGATGATTTTGCAAAATTCATTCAAGCAATGTTTTTGTATTACACAGTTAAATTTAAGTTCGGCCAAGCACCTGCACGCATCATTTAT